CGCCGGCCAGCAGGTCGTCTCCCGCCAGGCCGTCGAGCGCGGCACCGGCATCGCCGAGATCCTGCTCGCCGACCTGTTCGCCGAGTACGCGACCAAGACCAACGTCTCGGCCATCTCGGGCGACGGCACCGCCGGCGGCCACTGGGGCATCCTGAACACCACCTCGGTGCAGACGGCTGCCTGGACCGGCACCACGGGCGCCTCGCTCGTGTCGGCGATCCACAACGGCATCGGCAAGGTCAACGGCGCCCGCTACGCGGCGGCCGACCTGATCCTCATGCACCCGCGCCGCTGGGCGTGGCTGTGCGCGGCGAGCGACGGCAACCAGCGTCCGCTGGTCGAGGTCGTCGGTGGTACCGGCCAGAACGTCGTCGGTGCGGGCTCCGCTGCCGGCTACGCGGCGGTCGGCTCCATCGCCGGCATCCCGGTCGTGATCGATGCCGGTGTGCCGACGAACCTCGGCGCGTCGACCGATGAAGATCGCGTAGTCATCACCCGTCGCCAGGACGTGCTCCACATGGAGGACGCCGGTGCGCCGGTCGGCCTCGAGCTCGAGGAGGTCCTCGCGGACCAGCTCTCGGTGCGCATGGTGGCCTACGGCTTCAGCGCCTTCACCGCCGGCCGCTACCCGGTGGCGACCTGCGTCCTGCAGGGCACGGGCTTCAAGCAGGTCCTCAGCTGATCGGCTGACCCAACCGAGAGGGGCCGGTGCTTGACAGCGGCACCGGTCCCTCTCGCTGTCACCCCGCTGTCACCGCTGTCGCTACGGAGGGCAACCCGTGAACAACGAGCTGGTGGGCAAGGTCGTCGTGGCCTTCCCCAGTACCGGCCACGACATCAGCAGCCGCTGGCTGCGGTCGCTGGTCGAGATGGACGTCTACGACCGGGAGCGTGGCGTCCGGCTCTGGGAGGAGATGGGTTGCCCCGAGCACCCGAACCCCCTCGAGCTGCGCCTGTTTCACAACTACCTGTGCGTCGAGGCCACGGCCAACCTGGCCAAGGCGCGCAACCGCCTGGTCGACGAGTTCCTCACCAACGAGACCTACGCCGAGGCGCAGTGGCTCTGGTTCCTGGACTCCGACATGGTCTGGGAGCCCGAGCTCATGCACCGCATGGTCGCCCGCTGCGCCCAGATGGACCTGCGGGTCCTCGGCGGCCTGTGCGTCATCGTGACCGAGAACGGCCCGCTGACCACCCTGTTCGCCCACGACGACGACACCGTCACCCAGGTGCTGCTCGACTGGCCGGACAACACCGTCTGCGAGGTCGCCGCCACCGGCACCGGCTGCCTTATGGTGCACCGCTCGGTGCTCGAGGAGATGCGCGAGAAGTCCGGCAGCGCCAAGAACGGCTGGTTCGGGTTTGACGTCGTCAACTCGGTCACCGGCAAGGAGTGGGCGCTCGGCGAGGACATTTCGTTCTGCTTGCGGGTCCAGCAGCTAACCGACCACAAGGTCTACGTCGACACCACCGCCCACGTCGGCCACCACAAGGGCCCGAAGGTCTGGTGGCCGTCGGAGACCAGGACCAACCCCGTCGACGTCGACAAGCTCCACACCTCCACGGTCGATGAGAACGTTCGGGCCTGACGCGGCGCGCTACTGGCTCGCCGCCGACGGCAAGCCCGTCGCCAAGCCGTTCCACCTGCGCTGGCTGCTGCCGGCGCTCTGCGGCCAGGACCTCAAGCTCTGGTGGGCCGTGTGGGGCCTCTCGTGGCCGCTGCTGGCCTCCGGCACCGTGTTCTGGGCCCGTGGCACCGGGGCGTCCTGGGCGGTCGCAGCGGCCGCTGCGGCGCTCCTCGTGGCACTGCCCGGCATCTGGGGCCCGCACTCGGTGCGTCCCGTCGGCGTCGACCTGCCTGCCATGGCCGTCGGCATCTGGGCCGCCGCCTTCTTCACCAACGGCCAGCCGGTCCTCGGCGTCGTGCTGGTGGTCTGGGCGGCGTGCATCAAGGAGACCATGCCGGTCTGGGTGGCGCTGTGGGCGTGGACGCCCCTCGCCCTCGTCGGCCTGTTCGCACCGCTCGTCGCCGCCGTTGTCCGCAAGCACGACGTCGACGTTGTCACCGCCCAGCCGCTGCTAAAGCGGGTGCACGACCACCCGGTGCGCAGCTCGCTCGAGCACCACCGTGGCCAGTGGCGAAACGCATGGTTCATGGTGGCGCCCTGGGGCGTCGGCCTGGCCGCACTGCTCGCCCCGACGCCGCAGCTCTTCGCCACCGTCGGCCTCGCCTACGGGCAGCTCGTCGTAGCCACCGACACCGTCCGGCTGTACCAGATGGCCGCCGGGCCTGTCGTCTGCCTCGCAGCCGCCGGCGTCGTCCCGCCGCACTGGCTGCTCCTCGCCGTCGTCGTCCACGCCGTGTGGTGGCGGGACCCGGTCGTCGGATGACGACCTGCTGCGTGGTCATCCCGACCGTCGGCCGCCCGTCGCTGTGCCGGGCCGTGTCGTCCGCACACGGCTTCGCCGACCAGGTGATCGTCGTCGCCGACGGCGCACCGCACGTCGAGGCCGACCTCCACGTCGACCTGGGCTGTCCCGGCCTGGTCCGCAACGCCGCCGCACCGCACGTCTGGACGGACTTCGTGGCGTTCTGCGACGACGACGACGTCCTCGTCCCCGAGGTCTACCGCCGGGGCCTCGAGATGCACCCGGCCGTCGACATGCTGATCCACACGATGGCGCACCCGGTCCTCGGCCCGGTGCCCCGGCCCGGATGGCCGCTCGACCACGGCAACGTCGGCATCAGTTTCATGGTCCGCACCGACCTGTGGCGGGCCAACCCGTTCATCGCCGGTCCGCCGGCCACGTTCCGCGGCGAGGACTTCGAGCTCGTGCGCCGCTTCATGGACCAGGGCCGGATCATCGCCATGTCGACCGAGGTCGGCTACATCGTCCGCCCGCAGGAGGGCCAGTCGTGACCATCACCAACGGCTACCTCACCACGACCGAGGCCCGCACCTACGCCGGACTGTCCGACCTGGCCGACACCGAGCTGCTCGACGACGTCGTCACCGCCGTGTCCCGTGCCATCGACAACGCCTGCCAGCGCACGTTCTTCCAGCAGGCTGCGCAGGCCCGCACGTTCGCCACGCAGTCGGCGACCAAGCTGGTGCTCGGCGCCTTCAACGACCTGGTCTCCATCACGACGCTGAAGTTCGACGAGGACGGCGACGGCGTGTTCGAGAAGACCATCGCCACCGCCGACTTCGGCCTGGTCGACAGCGACTTCCCCGAGTCCGGGCCGTACACGCTCGTCGAGCTCTACAACTCGACGCTGTTCCCGGTGCCCGGCGGCACCGCCGGCAGCGGCCGCACGAAGCTCACGCAGATCACCGGCACCTGGGGCTGGCCCGCCGTGCCCGCCCAGGTCAAGCAGGCGTGCCGCCTGCAGGTCGCCCGGGTGATGAAGCGTCAGGAGTCCCCGCTCGGCGTCGCCGGGTTCGGTGAGTTCGGCGTCGTCCGTGTGTCCCGCCTCGACCCCGACATCGACGCCATGCTGCAGCCCTACAAGCTGCTGTCGCCGGGTCTCGCCTGATGGCGGCCACCAACGCCGACGTCCTCGACGGCATCGAAACGGCGCTGTCGGCCGGCTGCCCCGGCGTCAACGTCTACCGGCTGCCACCGGCCGAGGTCGTCGCCCCGGCCGTCATGGTCACCGGCTTCGGCTTTGAACCGCACGCCGACCTCGGTGGCACGCGTCGCTTCGACGTCGAGCTCACGGTCGCCGTGTCCGCCCGCCACGTCAGTCAGTTCGACGAGCTCATGCGCCTCGTGGAGCCGTCCGACAGCCGCAGCGTCCAGACCGCCCTCGAGGGCGACGGCACGCTCGACGGCCGGGTGTCCGACCTGCGCATCACGCAGGTCGAAGGGCTGCGCGAGCTCACGGTCGGCGAGACCGGCTTCTGGGCCATCACGCTCGGCGTCGAGGTCTGGGGCTGATGGGCACGTCCAAGTCCGGCGCCGACCTGTCCCGCAAGCTGCAGGGCTACGCCAAGGACGTCGGCCGGGCCAACCGCCAGGCGGTCTCGGCAGCCGCCATGCAGTACAAGGACGAGCTGCTCGACGCAGCTGAGCGCGACCTCGACACCCGCAACCCGTCGCCCAAGCGGTCGTTCTCCCGCTGGGGCAAGGACTCCAAGGGTATGAGCGGCAGCCGCAAGGCGCTCCAAGTCTCGGCGGGCTACGACCTCCGGGGCTACACCAACGCCGTCGCCAAGCTCAAGGCCCGGCCGCAGGGACCGTGGAAGGTCCTCGAGTACGGGGCCAAGCCGCACGCCATCGTCCCCGGCGCAACTCGCGGGATGCGACGTGAAGCAGCGTTCGTCGCAGCGTTCACCGGCGCCGAGGTCGGAGCCAGCGACCTGTACGGGCGACGCGCCGGTCTTGGCCGCAAGACACGGCCGCTGCGCATCCCTGGCAGCCAGACGGGCTTTGCCATGTACGCCCAGTCGCCGGGTTCTAAGGCCAAGAAGACCTGGTCACGTTCGCTGTCACGCAGGACGCCCGCCGCCACGCGGGCGTTCGGCAACTCGCACCGGCGTTCGCTGGTGCGGGCCCTGAGCCGGTGAGGGCGCTCGTCGTCGCACCCGGCCCGAACTTCTCGGTGGCCGACGTCTACCGGGGCTGGGCCGAGGGCCTTGCCGCACTTGGCGTCGAGACCCGCCTGTTCGAGCTCGACACGCTGCTGCAGTGGTACTCGACGGCGCACCAGCAGGACGCCTCGGGCGCCTGGGTGCAGCCCTACGACGAGGACCAGGTCGCCCACCTCGCCGCCGGCCACATCCGGGCCGAGTGCTACGCCTGGTGGCCCGACGTCGTGGTCGTCATCTCCGGGTTCTTCATGTACCCGCTGCTCGTCGAGATGATGCGGGACCGTGGCCACAAGGTGGTGCTCGTCGCCACCGAGGAGCCCTACGAGACGACCCGCACGCTCGACAAGGCCCGCTGGGGCTGGGACGCCGTGGTGCTGAACGACCCGGCCAACCTCGAGCTCTACCGGGAGACGCTGGACTGCCCGGTGTTCTACGGGCCGCACTGCTACCGGCCCGACGTCCACAGGCCGGGCCCCGGCACCCGCCAGAGCGACGTCGCCTTTGTCGGCACCGGCTACCCGTCACGGCAGCGGTTCCTCAAGCGGGTCGACTGGACCGGCCTCGACCTCGCCCTCGCCGGCAACTGGGAGCACGCCTCGCCGCAGCTCACCAGCCGCCTGGTGCACCCCGAGACCGAGTGCATCGAGAACACCGACGCCGTCGGCCTCTACCAGGGGGCACTGGCGTCGTTCAACCTCTACCGCCTCGAGGACGACGGCGGGCTCGACAGCAGCGCCGACGGCTGGGCCATCGGGCCCCGTGAGGTCGAGCTCGCTGCCACCGGCACCTGGTTCGCCAGGCAGTCCCGGCCCGAGTCCGACGAGCTGTTCCCGATGCTGCCGACCTTCGACAGCCCCGAGGAGCTGGGCGACCTGCTCCGCTGGGCGAAGGCGAACCCTGACCTGCGGCAGTCCGCCGCAGAACGTGCCCGTGCCGCCGTGGCCGACCGCACGTTCCCCAAGAACGCCGAGCGCCTCCTGCGGGCGCTCGACGTGTGACACCCACCCCAAGCACAGAAGGAGCCCACCGTGGCCTCTCCCATCACCGGCCGTAACGGCCAGCTCAAGGTCGACCAGAGCGTCGGGGCCAACGGCTCTGCGTCCACGGTCGCCAACCTCACCTCGTTCGACATCCAGCAGACCCGTGACAAGACCGAGGTCACGGCGTTCGGCGACACGACCAAGACCTACATCGCCGGTCTGGCCGACGCGTCGGGCTCGTTCTCGGGCTTCTGGGACTCCGCCGGCGGCCTGCAGAAGGTGGCCGACGGCAACGCCCGCTCGTTCTACCTGTACCCGACGACGTCCGACACCACGAAGTACTGGTTCGGCACGGCGACCTTCGACATCACCGTGTCGACCTCGGTCGGCGGTGCGGTCGAGGCGTCCGGCTCCTGGGCCGCCGCCACCTCGGTCAGCTACGTCGGCTGATGGCTGAGGAGTGGGCTGTCACCACGCCGAAGGGGCAGGTCAGGATCGCTGACCTGCCCCTCACGGCAGTGGTCACTCTGGAAGCTGACTGCGGGATGGAGTGGTGGCGCATCGCCGCGCACCCGATCCAGACCGCCAAGGTCGCCAACTACGTCTACGCCGCGTGCTGCGAGCACGCCGGTGCGACGCCTGCCGACCTCACGATGCGCGACCTGCTCGAGGGGACCTTCGAGACGGTCGAGGAAGACCTGCCGACCCTCTACGAGGGCGGTATCCCAAAAGCGGGTTCGGAGGCCGGGGCAGTGACGCCTGGGTCGTCTGGTGCGCAAGAGAGTTCGGCTGGCCCCCAGACGTGACTCTTCGTCAGTCCGTCCGCAGCCTCCGGCTGCTCAACGAGTCGAGGTCGTAGCCCGTGGCACTGCTCGAGCGTCTCCAGATCCTCATCGACGCCGACGGCAAGGGCCTGGTCCGCGAGTTCGACAAGGCCGGCGCCGCTGCCGACAAGCTCGACGCCAAGCTTCAGGCAGGTTCGGCAAAGACTGCGGCGCGTCTGCAGTCGATCGGCACGGGCGTCGCCATCGGTGGTGCTGCCGTCGTCGGCGGGCTGTTCAAGCTCGCCCAGGCGTCCGACGAGGCCGAGCTGCAGCAGGCCAAGCTCGCTAACTCGATCAGGAACAGCGACCAGGTCTTCAAGAACGGCGGCAAGTCGTTGACCGACCTGGCCACTGGCCTGCAGCAGGTCACGGCGGCCGACGGCGACGCGATCGTCGGCGCCGAGGCGTTGCTCGTCCAGATGGGTTTGACTGAGGAGCAGGTCCGCACCGTCACCCCCTTGGTGGTCGATCTCAGCAGGAAGCTCGGGATCGGGCTCGACCAGGCCGCCAAGATGGTGGGCAAAAGTATCGGGGGCTCGGCAACTGCGCTGAAGAAGGCAGGCATCGACATCGATGCCGCCCGGCTCAAGACCGACGCCTTCGGGGCTACGGTCGACGCCCTCGCCGGTTCGGTTGGGGGCTTCGCCCGCCAGGAGGGGGCCACTTTCAGTGGGCAAATCGCCATCCTCAAGAACAACCTCGGCGACCTCGGAGAGTCTGTCGGCAAGGGTGCCGCAGGCGTCTTCGGGGCACTGGCTGGAGACGCCGCCAAGGCGGCCCAGGCCATCAACAACATCAACCCGGCGATCCTTGAGACCGCTGGTGCGGTCGGCGCCACCGGCGGCCTGGCTGCGACGCTGGCAGGCGGCTTCGCCTTTGCCGCTGGCAAGGCCATCGACTTCCGCAACGCCGTGCGCGAGGGCAACACGGCGCTCGTCAAGGTCGGCGACGACGGCACGCGATCGCTGACCAAGGTCGGCAAGGCTGCGGCCGGCATCGCCGGTGTGGCGATCGTCGCAGGAATCATCGAGACGGTCGCCACCATCTCCAACTCGATCAACCAGATCGAGAAGAAGGGCACCGCAGCGTTCGACGGGTTCCGGGGCGCCATCAACGGCACGTCCGCCGACCTGGCCGACGCCTTCGCCAAGCTCGTCGAGGTCGAGGACAAGTCCGCCGAGTTCGCCGGCATCTGGGAAGGCTTCGGCGCCGAGATCCAGCTGGGCGACTTCAAGGCCGACGTCGAAGAGGTTCAGGCAGCGTTCACCAAGGTGCTTGACACGTTCGGCCCCGAGGCTGCGCAGAAGACCATCGACGGCCTGCGCAAGCAGAACGAGGCTCTGGACAAGAACTCCGACCAGTACCGCACCAACGCCGACTTCATCGCAGAGAACCAGACGGTCGTCGACAAGCGCCGCAAGGCCCTGACGCAGGCGACGGTCGCAGAGCGTGAGCAGAAACAAGCGACCCAGGAGTCGGTCGAGGCGTACGACCGGCAGACAGCGAGCGTTGAAGGCATCAACCAGCTCATCAAGGACTACAACGACAACCTGTCGCTCCTGACCGCTGAGTACGACGCCGCGCAGGCTGGGGCGAAGGCGTTCGGCGACCAGGTCGAGCGAGCCACGTCGGTCGACAACATCGCAGGTGCGGTGACCAGACTTGGTGGGGCTGTCCGAACGCTCAACGCCGACCTCGCCGCCCTGCCGTCGTTTGAGGTAGCGCTCGACCCGACCCGCATCAGCGAAGACGCTGGCAAGGCCGTCGACTCGCTCATCCAGTTCGGCGGCGCCGCACAGACCTACTTCCAGCAGGTCATTGGTGCCGGTGGCGCCGACCTCGTACCTGCGCTGGCAGAGAAGTACCGGACGATCCTGACGACCGCACTCCAGAACGCCGGCGTCAACCCCGCAGACATCCCGAACTTCATCCAGCTTGCGGGCCTTGACGACGAGTCGATCACCGTCGCCGTCAAGTTCGCCAAGGACCAGGCGTCGCTCGACCGGCTGAAGCTCGAGCTGGAGCTGTTCTCCACAGAACTCTCAAACGACCCGGCTGCGACGGCGTTCATCAAGGCGGCGATCGCTCAGGGCAACTTCGACGGCGCCCAGAAGTTCTTTGAGATCTGGGCCCAGCAGAACCCGATCAACGTGCCGGTCATACCGACGCCGGGTACGGGTGGCAGCTACACGGTCACCGTCACACCGGGCGTGAACAGCTCTGGTGGCACATCGGGCAACCAGCGAACGCCTCGTGGGCGACGCGTAGGCGCTCCGAGGGGCGAAGCTCCGTCACCACCTTCAGCATCGCTGCCGCCTGGTCGCGCCCTTGGCGGTCCACTGGCAAAGGGCCAGATGTCCTACGTCAACGAGATGGGCGCTGAGCTCTTCGTGCCGACCAGCTCGGGCTTTGTCATGGACAGCGACGACTCCAAGGCCCTCGTCCGTGGCGTCGAGGCCATGCTCGCCGGGGGCGGCGGCAACACGTTCAACATCACGACCACCGACCCGGTGCTCACCGCCACGGAGATCGTCCGCAAGCAGCGCGA